CCGCTGGCACAAGAACAGTCAGGGCGACTGGTGCCGTACCGAGGTCGAGGACGGGTGGCGCCGCACTCGCGAACCGCAGCCCTGACTCGCGCTGACGCATCATGGGGCCATGGAGTCGCAGATCATCCGGCCCGGCCACCTCACCGCCCACCAGACCGCGCAGCAGCTCGGCATCACCCTCGAAGGCGTCCGCCAACTCGTCCACCGCGGCCGCCTGAAGCGCTCCGGCGGCACACCCCGCCAACCCTGGTACGCCGTCCAGGACGTCGCCGCCCTCGTCGCAGAACGGCACACACGCAGCACCGCTTGACCCGCAGGTCAGACGGGTGTCACGATCTCGGTGAACAACTGTGCCCCAAAGCGGCACCACACACGCACGACGAAGCCCCGGCACGGTCCCCCCGGCTGGGGCTTCGCCGTGTCCAAGGGGGTGGCCGTGGCCAGCGACGAGCTCACCAGCTACGCCTACCGCCAGATCCGCGCCCGCATCCTCGCCGCATCCGACGTGTGCGTCGTCTGCGGCCACGGAGCAGCCGACGCGGTCGACCACATCCACGCACGCAGCAAGGGCGGCGCCAAGCTCGACCCCGACAACCTCGCACCCATCCACGGCGTGCGCGGCTGTCCCGTCTGCCTCCGCAAGTGCAACAGCGAGAAGAGCAACCGCCCGCTGTCCGAGGTGGTGCAACTGGTGACGTCAGTCGACTGGTTCGCCGGACCGTAGAGAGAAAGCCCATGACCTTGAAGCACTCGTTCCAGCTTGACCAGCAGGGCACGCGAGGGCGTGTCCTGGTCGACGGCATCGACATCTCCAGCGCCGTCCGCTCCGTCACTCTCGACGGCCACGCGTGGGAGATCCCGCGTGTGACCTTGGAGCTGGAGATCCACGACATCACCACGATCAGCTCGTCGGAGGCAGAGCTGCTCATACCCGAGGCCACGGCCTCTGCCCTCGAAGCCCTCGGATGGATGCCGCCTACCGACGAAAACGAGCAGGTCAGAAGCTCGAACTGATCAGATCGGCCGAGATCTTCCAAGATTTTTTAGGAAAGATCGTCTTCTCAACCCCGCGACCAGCTTTTATTTTTCTCCCTCCGGTCCGATGGCGTCCGGATGATCTTGGAAGGGGGCGGCATGGGCCCCGTCGAGAAGGCCGTCCGGGATGACGTCGAGCAGCTCGGCGACCTCGCCGGCATCGAGCCCTCGCTGTCCGAGATGGCGTACTCGCTGGCCAAGCGGATCGACGCTGCGTCGACCGGCCAGTGCGAGACGTGCGGGGAGGCCGTGGCCGTCGAGGACAAGCTCCTCCCCCAGTTGAACCGCGAGCTCCGTCAGACGCTCGCCCAGCTCCTGGAGGGACGGGCGCCCGACGATGACGACGACCTCGGAGACCTGGGCTCCACCGACTGAGTTCGCCGAGGACCTGTACGAGCGTTACGGGCTCACCTGCCCGCCGCGCTGGGGTACGCCGCGCCACCCGGACCGGAAGTCGCTCGGGCCGAAGCTGTGGAAGGTCATGGCCAAGCTCGGCGCCCCGCCGATGCCGTGGCAGAAGTACGTGTCCGACGTCGCCCTGGAGATCGACCCGGAGACCGGCCTGTTCGCCCACCGCGAGGTCGGCCTGTCAGTGTCGCGACAGCAGGGCAAGACGGAGCTGTGTCTTGGTGCCCAGGTGCACCGGTCGCTCGCCTGGCAGCGGCAGAACATCGTGTACGCGGCGCAGACCCGAGGCATGGCGCGGCAGCGCTGGGAAGACGAGTTCTGGGAGAAGATCTCCGGCTCGGACCTGGCCCGGATGGCGCGCATCCGGAAGTCGAACGGCAACGAGGCCATCCTGTGGGGCCGCACGCGCTCCAAGATGGGCATCACGGCGAACACGGAGAAGGCCGGCCACGGCCCGCCGCTCGACCTCGGGTTCATCGACGAGGCGTTCGCGCACGAGGACGACCGGCTGGAGCAGGCGTTCAGCCCGGCCATGCTGACCCGGGCCATGGCGCAGCTGTGGTGGGCGTCCGCCGGCGGCACCACGAAGTCGGCGTGGCTGAACAAGAAGCGGGAGAACGGCCGCGCGTTGATCGAAGCGTTGTGGGCTGCGCTCGCCGAGGATGCCGCGGCGCCGCGGCCGCGGGCGGCGTACTTCGAGTGGTTCGCCCCGGAGGACATGGACCGGGCGGACCCGGCGACCTGGCGGGCGACTCTGCCCGCCCTGGGGCACACGGTGACCGAGGCCATCATCGCGGCCGAGCTGGAGAAGATGGACCCGGCCGAGTTCGACCGGGCCTACCTGAACCGGACGCGGAAGCCGACGCCGCCCACGGACCCGAACGTGCCCAAGGCCAAGTGGCCTGGCCTGGTCGACGCTGGCAGCAAGGCCAACACCGACGTCGCCCTGGCGATCGACATATCGCAGGACCGCAAGCGCGCGTCGATCGCCGCGGCCTGCCGCCGGCCGGACGGCAAGGTGCATCTGGAGGTCGTGGCGCACCGTGCCGGTACGGACTGGGTGGTGCCCGCCATGGTCCGGCTGCACAAGCTGTGGAATCCGGTTGCCGTGGCAGTCGCCTCTGCGGGCGCACCGGCCGGCTCGCTCATCGACGACCTCATCGCGGCCGGTATCGATGTGCCCAAGGACAAGGAGCACCCGGAGCGCGGCGACCTCGCGGTCATGCGCTCCGGTGACATCACCGAGGCGTGCGGACAGATGGCTGACGCCATGAACCAGGGCACTGTCGTCCACCTCGACCAGGTGCCGCTCACGGCCGCGGTTAACGGTGCCCGGACGCGCCGCAACGGCGACGCCTGGACGCTGGACCGCACCAGTTCGCTGACCGAGATCAGCCCGCTGTGCGCGGTGACGTTCGCCCGCTGGGCGCTGCTCATCCGGGGCCCGCACGTCCTCGAGGACTACGACATCAGCGACTCGTTCGCGTGAGGAGGCAGCATGGGCGCCTGGTCGAAGGTGCGGCGCGTCTTCACTCGCGACGCGAACATCGTGACCGCTGAGGATCTGCTGAACCTGGCCCGTGAGGACCGTCTCGGCGGCAGGAGCGTGCACGTCACCAACGACACGGCGCTGCGGCATTCGGCGGTGTGGGCGGCGCTGCGGCTGCGCGCGGACCTGGTGTCGATGATGCCGATCGACGTGTACCGCAAGGTGCAGGGCCTGCAGGTGGAGGTGCCCAAGCCGCCCGTCCTGGTCAACCCGGGCGGGCAGGAGGTCGGCATCAAGGAGTGGATGTACTCCACCGAGTTCGACCTTGACCGGGGCGGGAACTGCTTCGGTCTGATCACGGAACGCACGGGCGTGATCGGGCCGGACGGGCGCGGCCTGCCTGGGCGCGTCGACCTGGTGAACCTCGGCGACGTCACTGTCCGCGCCAACGGCTCGCAGATCAAGAAGTTCAAGATCTGCGGCACCGAGTACGACCCGTGGGACGTGTGGCACGAGAAGCAATACACCGTCGCCGGGTTCCCGCTCGGCCTGTCCCCGGTGGCGTATGCGGCGTGGACGATCGAGGAGTCCCTGAACGCGCAGCAGTTCGCCCGGGACTGGTTCGGGGCCGGCATCATCCCGTCGGGCACGCTGAAGAACACATCCAAGACGATCGACAAGAAGAGCGCGCGGGAGGCCAAGGAGGCGTTCCGGGCGGCTGTCTCCAACGGGGACGTGTTCGTGCACGGCGCGGACTGGGAGTACAGCCCGATCCAAGCCGTGGCGCAGCAGGCGCAGTTCATCGAGGCCCGCCAGTTCGGCATGAGTGACATCGCCCGGTTCTTCGGCGTGCCCAGCGACCTGATCGACGCCGCGGTGTCGGGCAGCAGCGTCACCTACGCCAACATCAGTCAGCGCAACCTGCAGTTCCTCATCATGAACCTGGGGCCGGCTGTGGGCCGTCGCGAGGACGCGTTCAGCCGGAAGCTGGTGTCCAATCCGCGGTACGTGAAGCTCAACACCGACGCGCTCCTGCGGATGGACCCGGCGGCCCGCGCTCAGACCCTGAAGACGCAGATCGATTCGAGGACGCTCGCCCCGTCCGAGGCGCGCGCGCTCGAGGAGCGGCCGCCGTTCACCGAGGACCAGCTCGCCGAGTTCGACCGCCTCTTCGGCTCACGCTCCGTCCCCGCGCAACCCACGACCGCCGTACCGGGAGCACCGTCATGACCATCACGCTCGCCGCGGCCGCGGCAGAACGAGCCCACAACGTCCGGCAGCGCGTGGACCGGCCCTCGCAGCGCCGCTGCGCCGAGCAGGCCGGATCCCGCGCCACGGTGCGCGCCGCCCTGTCCGGCGTCGAGGTACGCGAGGCCGGCGACGGCGGAACCCTGGAGTTCGTCGGCCAGGCGACCGTGTATGAGCAGGCCTACGAGATGTGGGACATGTTCGGCCCCTACACGGAAATCGTCAGTGAGGGCGCGGGAACCGACTCGCTGGCCCGCGCCGACCTCGACGTGCCCCTGGTGCTGGGGCACGACCAGCTGCGCCGCCTGGCCCGCACCACCACGGGGACGCTGCTGCTGACGGAGAGCTCCAGCGGCCTGGACGTGCGCGCGCCCGCCCTTGATCCGAACGACTACGACGTGGCGTACATCGCGCCGAAGCTGCGCTCGGGCCTGGTCGACGAGATGTCGTTCGCGTTCCGCATCGAGTCGGGCCAGTGGTCCCCGGACTACACCGAGTACCGGATCAACCGGTACGACATTCACCGCGGCGACGTCGCGATCGTCGGCTACGGCGCCAACCCGTACACCGGGGCGAGCATGCGCCAGCCGACCGCGCAGCCGAACAGCCGGGCCCGCGCGCTGCTGGAAATCGCGCTCGCCCGCTGACCTCTCATCTTCCCGCCGTCCGGCGGGAGTTACTGCCCTGCGCTCTACGCGCACGAGCCCACCCGGCGCCATGCCTCGGGTGGCCGTCTGACCTGGACCGGGGCGTCTGGAATCCATCGACCAAGGAGGACGAGCCGTGACGCTCGCCGAACTGATCGCCCAGGCGCGTACCGCGCTGGGAACGGCGATCACCACCCGCCAGCAGGAGCAGGACGCCCTCGTGGCGCTCCGCTCCGACGAGAACCTGACCGAGGAGGCTGTCACCGCGCAGGTCGCCCGCCGCGACGCTGCGGACGCCGAGGTCACCCGCCGCCAGGAGGCCCTCGATGGCCTGGAGGCCGAGCAGGCCCGCGAGGATGAGCTCGCCGCGCTGCAGGCGCGCACGACTCCGGCCGCGAACCGCGCCCCGGCCTACGACCGGGTCGCCCGTGTCGGAGCCGAGGAGCGCACGTACCGGCCCGACCAGGACCGGCGGGGCCGCAACTTCGAGCGGGACGTCGCCGCGGCGTTCCTCGGCGACTACGAGGCCCGGGATCGGCTCCAGCGGCACATGGCTGAGGAGCGCGTCGAGCGCCCTGAGGTCGCCGAGCGTGCAGCCGGTACGGGCGCGTTCTCCGGCCTGGTGGTTCCGCAGTACCTCACCGACCTGTACGCCCCGGCTGCGGCCGCCCGTCGCCCGTTCGCGGACGCCATCCGTGGGCACGACCTGCCTGCGCAGGGCATGACGGTCAACCTGTCCCGCATCACCACGGCGACGTCGACGGCGCTGCAGGCGTCGGAGAACACCGCAGTGTCCGAGACGAACATCGACGACACGCTGATGACGATCAACGTGCAGACCAACGCGGGCCAGCAGACGCTGTCCCGGCAGGCCATCGAGCGCGGCGCCGGCGTCGAACCGGTCGTGCTGGACGACCTGTTTCGCCGCTACTCGTCGACGCTGGACTCCACGCTGCTCAACCAGGCGACCAACGGCCTGACCAACGTGGCCACCGCCGTCGCGTACACCGACGCCACGCCGACCGTGCCGGAGCTGTACCCGAAGGTTCTGGAAGGCCTCTCGGGTGTGGAGGCCGCGCTGCTCGACCAGGCGTCGGGCGAGAACATCGCGGTCATGCACTCCCGTCGCTGGTACTGGATGCAGAACGCGCTGAGCTCGACCTGGCCGCTGATCAGCCAGCCGGGCATCGCCGCTCAGATGTCCGGCACCAACCTGGGCACGACCTACGGAAGCGGCGTGCGCGGGACACTGCCCAACGGCACTCCCGTCATCGTCGACAACAACATCGGCACGACCCTCGGCGCGGGCACTGAGGACGAGATCTACCTCGTGGACCGCAATGAGTGCCACCTGTGGGAGGACCCCAACGCCCCGATGTACATCCGGGCGGAGCAGCCGGCTGTGGCCAGCCTCGGCGTCCTGATGGTCGTGTACGGCTACTTCGCGTACACCCACGCCCGCTACGCCCAGGCCCGCAAGATCGCAGGCACGGGCCTCATCGCGCCGACCTTCTCCGGCGTCTGATCCATTCCGCGAGGGCCCGCCACGACTCCGGCGGGCCCTCGCGGTCCACCCGCGATCCCCAGGAGCGAAGCAATGGCGGACGAACCCCAGACCGAAGACACGATGGTCGCCGCGCTGCTGCGCGAGCGTGAGGGCCTGGTGCAGCGCGGCCTCACGGACCGCGTCGCCCAGGTCGACGAACAGCTGAGGGCGCGCGGTGCCGAGCCGCCCGCAGACGACGAGGCATCCGCGAAGCCGGCGTCCAGGTCGACGCCGCCCAAGGGCCGCAGGGCGCGGAGCACGGAGACCACCTGACATGGCCAACGAGTACGCCACCCGCGACGACCTCAAGGCGCAGCTGGGCATCGAGACGTCCGACACCAGCCGGGACACGCTGCTGGACAAGGCCCTGACGGCCGCGTCCCGCGGCATCGACCGGTCCACTGGGCGCCGTTTCTGGCTGGACGCCACCCCGACGGCGCGCACCTACCGGCTGCACCAGCGGATCGTCCGTGAGGAAGACGGTGACGTGCTCAAAGTCGACGACATCGGCGACACCACCGGCATGACGGTCGAGTCGGCATCGACCGGCGGCGGGGTGTTCGCGGACATCACCGGCACCTACGAGACGAGCCCCGACAACGCCCTGGCCGACGGCTACCCCATCACCGGGCTGCTGCGGCCGCTCACCATCTGGGGTACGGCCTTCACCCGTATCCGGGTTACCGCGAAGTTCGGGTGGCCGGCCGTCCCGGATGACGTCGCGCAAGCCTGCCTGATCCAGGCCACGCGCCTGTACAAGCGCAAGGACAGCCCGGAGGGCATCATCGGCTCCGCCGAGTGGGGCGTGCGCAATCTGTCTCGCCGGGACCCGGACGTGTGGAACCTGATTGAGCCGTTCGTCCTGCCTGGCTTCGGATAAGAGGGGCGGCTGTGCAGATCTCACCCATCAAGGACGCGATCGCGGACGCCGTCCGTACCGGTGTCACCTTGCCGGATGGCATCGGCAAGCTGACGTGCACCGGCTACGTGCCCGACTCTGTGGTGGCCCCGTGTTTTTTCGTCGGCGAGGTCGACGTCAACTACGACCAGACCATGGGCCGCGGCACCGACGAACTGCTCATCACATGCCGCGTCCTGGCGGGCCGCGCAGACGACCGTTCCGCTCAGCGCATCCTCGACGGGATGTTGTCCGGCGCGGGCTCGGCCTCGCTGAAGGCGGCGTTCACGGCGGCCCGCGGCGCCCCGGGACAGCTGGCGCTGGGCGGCCTGGCCGACGACATCCACCTGCAGCGCGTGACGGGCTACCGCTGGTACGAGCATCAAGGCTCCAGCTATGTGGGCGCCGAGCTCGCCGTCAAGGTCATCGGAAGTGGGAGCACCTGATGAAGATCCGGATCCTGGTGAGCATGCCCGAGGGCGCTGTGCTCCACGACCGCCCCTGGCCCGCCGAGGGCAGCGAGGTCGACGACCTGCCCACCGCCGTCGCCGCCCACCTGGTGGCGTCCGGGGTGGCCGAGGAAGTCACCGAAGAGTCCCGGCCGCGCGGCCGCAAGAGGAAGGCGGGGGCCGATGAGTAAGACGGTCCTGGTCAACGTGCGGTGCTTCGCTGTCGGCGTCGACCTCACCGGCAACTCCAACAAGATCGAGCTGTCTTCCGAGGTGGACGCCAAGGAGTCCACGAACTACGGCTCCAGCGGCTACAAGGAGTTCGTGGGCGGTATCGCCTCGGCGGAGCTGTCCGGCGAGGGTCAGTGGGAGGCGTTCGACGCCACCAAGGTCGACGACGCGTCCTGGGCGCAGCTCGGCGGCGTGGGCCCCTGGTCGGTCAGCGCGAACAATGACGCGAGCGTGGGCAGCCTGGCCTACTTCATGTCGGCGATGCGCTCCGACTACAAGCTGTTCGGCGAGGTCGGCGAGGTCGCCCCGTGGTCTGGCACGGCCAAGTCCGCGTGGCCTCTGGTGCGCGGCCAGTTCGCCCACCCGCCCGGTACGGCCCGCACGTCCACCGGCACGGGTACCGGCCTCAACCTGGGGGCCGTCGCCGCGGGCAAGCGGCTGTACGCGTCCCTGCATGTGCTGTCCGTCGCCGGTACCGCCACACCGACCATCACCGGACGCGTCGAGTCGAGCGTCGACAACACGTTCGCGAGCCCCACCACCCGCCTGACGTTCACCGCGGCGACCGCGGTGGGCGGGCAGATCCTGCGCACCGACGGCACAGCCATCACGGATACGTGGTGGCGCGTCGCGTGGACGATCTCCGGCACCACGCCGTCGTTCCTGTTCGCCGCTGCCCTCGGCATCGGCTGATCACCCCTCATCCGGCCCGGCCCGCCCCAGGGTTCGGGCTACTCGTCATGCCTGAAAGGGAGGCCAGCCGTGCCGAAGATGGTTCTGCTCGCCGAGTACCTGTCCATCAACTCCAACGTCCTGAACACCTTCACCAAGAAGGCGGAGCTCACCGTCGAGGTCGAGGAGAAGGACGTCACCAACTACGCCAGCCTCGGCTGGAAGGAAGTCATCGGCGGTCTGAAGTCCGCGGAGCTCGGCTGCGAGTTCCTGCAGGACTTCGCAGCCACTCAGCTGGACGCCATCATGTGGCCCCTGCTGGGCACCGTCGTACCGTTCGAGGTGCGCGCCGACCAGGCCGCGGTGGGCGTCTCCAACCCGAAGTACACGGGCAGCATCCTGATCAAGGGCTGGAATCCGATCACGGGGTCGGTCGGCGACGAGGCCACCGTCAGCATGGGCTTCCCCACGTCGGGGGCCGTGACCCGAGCGACGTCCTGATGGCCGGCGGCGGCCCGCCGTTCAGTCTCGGCGTCGAGACGCACGATGGCCTGGCCGCCCTGGTGCGGGCCATCCGCGCCGAGGAGGACGGCAAGCAGCTGCGCAAGGAGCTGGCGGCCAACATGCGTGAGGCCCTCAAGCCCGGGGCCGAGCAGGCCAAGGGCTCCATCATGGGCATGGTCTCCCTGCATGGCGCCAGTCCGGCGCTGCGCACGAGCATTGCCCGGAAGATCCGGCCCGAGGTGAAGCTGGGCGGCCGCTGGTCCGGGGCCCGCGTGAAGGCCTTCAAGACCAAGAACATCCGAGGCTTCGCCAACGCCCCGAAGCGCACCAACAGGCCGTCCGGCTGGCGCCACCCCGTCTACGGCAATAGGGACGTCTGGGTCCACCAGCGCGGCAAGTTGGAGTGGTTCGACCGCGCGTTCCGGGGCCGTGAGGCCCTCTACAAGCAGGCCGTCGAGTCGGCCATGGAAGACATGGCCCGGCGCATCGCGAACCGGGCCCACTGAGGGGGGACACCCATGTTTCTGATCTACCAGCCCGAGGGCAGCGACGAGCCGAAGCGCTGGAAGTACCAGCCCAAGAAGCTCATGAGCGCCGAGCGGGAAATGCTCGAGAAGTTCACCAGCCGCAACTTCTCCGACTTCACCATCGACGTGCAGAAGGGCAACGCCAAGTGCCGCCGCGCACTCCTGTACCTGTACCTGAAGCGGGAGCACCCCACGCTGAAGTTCGACGACGTCGACTTCGCGTGGGACGAGCTCACCCTGGAGCACTCCAAGGGCGAGTTGCAGCTGATGCGGGAGGCGGCAGCCGACACGGTGGCCCCTGAACTGCTGGACGCTGTCCTGGAGAAGTTCGACCAGGAGATCGCGGCGGCCTACGAGGACCCGGAGGAAGAGGGAAAAGCCCAGCTGCCGATCGCAGGCTGAAGCGACTCGGCGACGCGGCCCACCTGCTCGGCATGCGGCCCCGTGACTGGGACGAGTGCACCGTCGAGGAGACAGACGTCCTGCTCGACTGGCTGGACGCCTTCGTCGATGCGCAGCAGAAGGCCAACGAGAAGATGAAGTCGGGGCGTTGACCGCCCGCTACCCAGAAGGGAGGCGGGCCGGTGAGCGATACCTCCCTCGTGTTCAACCTGGTCGCCCGTGAGCAGGTCTCGGAGACCCTCGGCAAGGTCAAGGAGAAGTTCAGCGAGGTCGCCACCGGCGTTTCTGCGGGCGTGGCCAGCGCGCTCGGGGTCGGTGTGGCCGCGTCCATGGACATGTCGGCGGCCAACGCGAAGCTGGCCGCTCAGCTCGGCATCGGCCCGGCCGAGGCGGCGAAGCTGTCCAAGGTCTCCGCCGACGTGTACGCCAACGACTGGGGCGAGTCCACCGACCAGGTCAACGAGGCCATCAAGGGCGTCTACAACAACATCGGGGACGTCTCCAAGGTCAAGGGCGGCCTGGAGGGCGTCACCAGCAAGGCCCTCGCCTTGGCGAGCACCTTCGACCAGGAGGTCGGGCCGACCACGGCCGCGGTCGGGCAGATGCTGAAGACGGGCCTGGCGAAGAACGCCAACGAGGCGTTCGACATCCTCACCCGGGGCTTTCAGACCGGCGCCAATAAAGCCGACGACCTGCTGGACACCGTGAACGAGTACGGCGTGCAGTGGAAGAAGTTCGGGCTGGATGGCCAGACCGCCATGGGCCTGCTCTCGCAGGGCCTCAAGGGCGGCGCCCGGGACGCCGACCTGGTCGCGGACAGCATCAAGGAGTTCAGCATCCGCGCCGTCGACGGGTCGACGACCACGGCGCAGGGCTTCAAGATGATCGGCCTGAACGCGAAGGACATGGCTGCGACGATCGGCAAGGGCGGCAAGGGCGCCACGCAGGCTCTGGATGAGACCCTCGACCGGCTGCGCGGCATCAAGGACCCGGTCAAGCAGGCCCAGGCCGCCACCGCACTGTTCGGCACGCAGGCCGAAGATCTCGGGCAGGCGCTCTACAAGCTGGACCCGTCGACGGCCGTGCAGGCCCTCGGCAAGGTCGGCGGCGCCGCGGACAAGATGTCCAAGACCGTCAGCGACAGCCCGGCCGCCGCCCTGGAGACCTTCAAGCGGCAGGCCACGGTCAAGCTCGCCGAAGTGGGCGGCGTATTCGTCTCGTTCGCCATGGACAACAAGGGGGCATTCGAGCCGCTCATCGGGATCCTGGGCGGGGTCGCGGCCGCCGTCCTCGCCGTCTCGGTCGCCCAGAAGCTCTACGCCACGTACACAGCGATCGCGTCCGCCGCGCAGACCATCTGGAACGCGGAGATCTGGGCCAGTACGGCGGCGCTGCTGGCCAACCCGATGACGTGGATCGTCCTCGCCATCATCGCCCTGATCGCCGTCATCGTGATCATCGCGACCAAGACCACGTGGTTCCAGACCATTTGGTCGACCGTATGGGGGGCAATCAAGACTGCGTTCAGCGCCACCGTGAAGTGGCTGGGCGACGCCTTCTCCTGGTTCGGCACGCTGCCCGGCAAGTTCGCCGGCTGGTTCGGCGAAGCCAAGGACTGGGCAATCAAGAAGCTGACTGAGCTGGTCATGTGGCAGGTCATGCTGCCGGTGAAGATCTGGAACGCGCTGTCCGGGCTGGGCTCCATGCTGTGGAATCTGACCACCAGTGCCTTCCAGTCGATGAAGAACGCTGCCGTCAACAAGGCCACGTCCCTGATCAACTGGGTGATAGGCCTGCCCGGCCGCATCGCGGGCGCCCTCGGCAACCTCAACAATCTGCTCTACAACCAGGGCCTGGACGTCGTCCGTGGCCTGTGGAACGGCATCAAGGCCATGGGGAGCTGGCTGAAGAGCACCCTGCTCGGCTGGGCCAGGGACGTCATCCCAGGCCCGATCATGGATGCACTCGACATCGGATCGCCGTCCAGGCTCATGGCCGATTCGGTGGGCCATTGGATCCCGCCGGGCATCGCGATGGGTGCCGAGGACAACCGCGGTGTCCTCGACAAGACCATGTCCACGCTCATCGACCCGGCCGCCTACCGGCCCAACCCGCAGGCCATGGCGGGCCTGGCCCCGTACACGGGGGCCGCGACCGCCATGGGCCGCCAGGCCGCCGAGGTGCGCGTGGTCATGGAGTTCCGTGGGCCGCGGGCCTTCCGCGAGTTCTTCCAGGAGTCCGTCCGCACCATGGCGGGCGGCGACGTCGTCAAGTTCGCCGGGGGGTGACATGCCGAACCTGCCACCGCCCGTGTGGGGTGAGCTGTTCTACAGCGGCGCCTGGAACACCATCACCGACGACATGCGGGTGACCACGTCCGCTGTGACGATCACCCGCGGCCTGTCGTCCGAGTCGTCGTCCAGCGCCGAGCCCACCACCTGCTCGTGCGACCTGGACAGCCGCGACAACCGGTACGGGCCGCGCAACCCCACCTCGCCGCTGTACGGGCTGATCGGGCGGAACACTCCGATGCGGCTCGGGTACACGGTCGGCTCGCCATGGGCGGCCATGCCCGGCGCCGCGGGCGCCAAGCTGACCACGCCCGACAGCGCCGCCCTCGCGGTCACCGGGGACCTGGACCTGCGCGTCGAGGTGTCCCTGGAGGACTGGTCGCTCCATCAGCACGTGGCCGCCCGGTACAGCTCCTCCGGGGAGAACCGGAGCTGGGCGCTGCTCATGGCATCCGATCAGAAGCCGAGTTTCTACTGGTCGCCGGACGGCACGGTCGCATCCCGGATCGTCCAGTTCTGCACTGAGGGAATCGAGGCGTACAACGGGCAGCGGATCGCCCTGCGCGTGACCCTCGACGTGAACAACGGGGCCGGCGGGTACGAGCTGCGTTTCTACACCGGCCGCACCGTCAACGACACCGAATGGCACCTGCTCGGCGCCCCGATCATCGGCGGCGCGACAACCTCGGTGTTCGACGGCACCGCGGGCATCGAGGTCGGGGACTGCGCGAGCCTCTCCGAGAACCCTTTGAACGGGAAGGTGTTCGCCCTCAAGCTCCTCAACGGCATTGCTGGGACAACGGCGGTGTCTATGGCCACCTCCGCCGGAACATCCGGCGGCACGTCCTTCACGGGCAGCACCGGCGAGACGTGGACCGTTGCGGGCACCGCCGCCCTCACCAACAAGCGCATCCGCATGTCCGGGGAGGTGCCCGCCTGGCCGCCCACCCGGGACCTGTCGGGCAACGACAACTACGTCAGCATCACCCCGGCCGGCGTGACCCGGCGCATGGACGCGGGCAACAAGCCCACCGATTCCGCGCTGCTGCGCTACATCAAGGCCCACGACCCGATCGAGTGCTGGCCGCTGACCGACGGCAAGCAGACCAACGCCCAGGCCGGCGCCAGCCTGCTCGGTGGCGCCGCTATGACCTACCAGCTCACCACCGGCACCGCCGCCCCGGAATGGCAGGCGGGCAGGCTCGCCGACTGGGTCGAGCAGGTCATCAACCTCAAGGCGGAGACCACCGGCATCATCAAGGGCAAGGTGCCGGTAAGTACTTCGGCGGCCTCGGCCTGGTCGGTGGACATCTTCATGTCCGGCGGCGGGCAGGGGTCCGCCCCGCTCCTGGAGATCAACGACCTGGGCGCGTACACGGACGCCGACAACCGCATCCGCTTCCAGCTGTCCATGGACGCCAACGGCAATTCCATCAGTGTCTTTAGGGCATCCCTGGGGGAGACGTCGTCTTCGTCCTCGCTGATCGCCTCCATCTCGTCGGCGAACATCTTCAACGACGCCCTGCCGCACCACGTCCGCCTCACCGTCGACCCGGGCGCGACCAACAGCACCTGGGCCGTCTACCTCGACGGCGTCTCCCGCGCCTCGGGCACCCTGACGGGCATTGTTGTCAAGGCTGTCCGCGACGTGTCGTTCTCCTGGTCCCTGGTGTCCGGAGGTGGCATCAACGCCGCCGATCAGCAGCTGGGGTTCGTCACCTACTGGGACGGCAGCGGCCCGGACGCGGCAACCATCTACAGCGCGTACACCGGGTTTCAGGGCGAGAAGGCCGGAGACCGGATCGTGCGCGTGGCCGCCGAATCCGGCTACACGGCCACCGTGGCAGGGGAGTCGACCTTTCAGCGGCCCATGGGCATCCAGGGGTCGAAGAAGCTGCTGGAGCTCATGAACGAGGCCTCCGACACCAACTTCGGCTACCTGCTGGACGCCCGGGACCGGGCCG